TTTCATTCTCGGCGTCCCGTACATCACGTAGATCGAAGACCAGCCGCCGTTGCTCAAATCGTACCCTGCGGGTACGCTGGCGACGCCGTTCCGCCATTCGATTTCGGCGTTCCGGACTAAGCTCCGCAAGATGTCCCCGTGGCTGTATTTGCCTCGGGCCGGCAGGTTCTGGTCCTGGGCGGCTCGTTCTGCTTTTTCCGTTACGATCTGAAATGTCCGCCGGAGGGCTTCCTCCGCTATGGCTTCGACGTCCTGGTCCAGGCTCCGGAGCTTTGCCGTCAGCTGGCTGAGTCCTTCAATCTGGAGGCCCTTCTTCGCCATGTCAGGCTCCTCCCTTCACGGCCCGTACTTTGAACTTCATGTACTGGTGCCGCATCGAGATGTCCTCCGGTGTGCCGAGGACCTCGTATTGCGTGTCGCCCACCTGGATTATGCTCTTGGCTTTCAGATCGGGCCGGTACCATGTTTCAATGGTCGCCGTGTCTTCCACCGCCAGCACTCCGTCGACCGTCTTCTCGGTCCCTCCGAAGGTCTTAAACGAACCGAAGAAGAGCTCCCCTGTTTGTGGGAGCCCTTTGGTTCGTATTCCGTCGGTTATGGTGGTCTGCGGGTTGAACAGAAACATCTCGGTTGCGAATGGTGCGGATGGTTTATAGCTGCTCATCCCGGTCACCTCACTTGTAGGCCAGCTGTGTAGCCCGCTGCATGAAATACTCGGAGAGCTTGCCTTCCGCTCCGCCGTAATTCCAAAGATCCGCCACGCCTCTGGCGACGATGCCGGCAGTGATGTTCTTCTCCGCCACTCCTGCGTCCTTCAGAAAAGCTATCACCTCGGCAAAATAAACCGAGATTGTTTCGTCCTGGTAGCTTCCTGTTATTCCCAGAGCGTGTTTGATTTCGGCCAGTGTCGGCATCGTCTTTCACCTCGGTTCCTTTATGCCAGCATTTCGTTGGAAACGGCCACCGATCCGCTGGAAGCCTGAGCCTGGTAAAGGCTCCTGCCGTCGGGCTGTATGTCGTAGGCCGTCAGGTCCTGCTCCACTCCGCCGATGCTTATGCCTTCGAAGTCGTAGGCCGGGACGAAAAAGACGCCGGTCGGGTCCGCCGCTGCGGCAATCTCGAGGTGTTTCACGGGTTCGTCGCAGAAATAGACGCCGGCTTCCTCAACCTCAAAAATACCCGGAGCTCCGGAAATGCTGAGTTTTACCATGTCTATGCTCTGGGCGGCCGCCATCTGCTTGCAGACGGATCCGTAAATATCCAGCAGTGAAATCGCTGTGATGGGAACTATTCTGTCGTTATTAATCATTGCGTTGTCTCCTCCTTGTTATTTAGTCGCCGTCTTTGGCCGTCAAAACCTCGGCCAGCTGATCGGCTATTTTAATTATTAAATCGGCTGATGTGGCGGTGTCTTCCACCGTCTCGGCGTCTCCGCCGACCTTCTCAAAAAGATACTTTAAAGCGTCAACATTGGTCATGCTGTCCACCCCTTTATGCCTTCTTTATGAGCCAGAAAGCGTAAGGGTTCAGCGGCTTGCCGTCGACCACGGTCAGCATCTTGTCCACCCACTCGTTCCTCTCTTCGTCGAAATAGCGACGGAGGCCGAACTGCATGTTTGTGTTGATGGCGTACTCCTGCGGATCCCAGAAAATGCCGATTACGTCGCCCGCCTGTGCGGAGTCGAAGTCGGCTATTACATCGGGCTCAACCAGGGACACTTCCCTGCCGAAGAAGCGGCCGTTGGGATTGGCTGCGTCTCCGTCGTTGACCTCGAGGCCGGTTGCCTGGCGGAATATGGGATTATTGTTGTTGTCGGCCATCGTCTCCAGGTATGCGTCGACTGTCGCCTGCGTGAAGATGAACTCTCCGAACCTGTAGCCCAGAGGCAGCTTTGCGAAGAACTTCTTCCTCCAAGCTGTCCAGTTGGATATCTCCGCAGCGGTCAGCGTGATGGCCTGGCCGGTTGCCTGAATGCGGGGATCGTTGGCGATGCCCAGCAGCTGTCCGTTGCCGGTGCCCTGAACGATGCCGGTATCCATGGCCTGCAGGTAGGCCTTCAACATGATCTGAACCACTTCCCTCTCGAAAATATCAAGAGTTACGATCGAGGCCAGGTAGGTCTGGGCGACTCGGATCTCGCCGACGTTGTAGCTGAACTCGACGTAGTCCTTTATCTTGCCGGCGTCCTGTCTGGGGCTGACGGTGTCCTCGGTTATCCACTTGAACGAAGCCTGCAGGGAGGCTATCGGGATCTTGACTCCGCCCTGGATGTTCAGCTTGCGGACCTTGGCGTAGAGATTGCCGTAGACCTTGCGAACTTCGTTTATGAACTCGTTCAATACGGTTGTGGGGATTGTAGCTCCCAGGCTGTCGGTGTTGGCCGGAGTTCCATCTCTCTGTATGAGATTTGCAGGGATCGGCTGGCCGCTCTGTGCGTAAGCCATGAAGGCCTTCCTGTATTCCATTGTGGCATACGGATCCTCGGCGTTTCTCTTTTCGCCGGTCTCAAAAGAAGCCCTGACGGTCTGTCTGCCGGCCTCTCCGTCGCTGGTCTCGCATGCTGCTATCATCTCTCTCACTTCGCCGATTTCGGTGGCGAGCTCTTCCAGCTCTGCGTTGATGGATTTCACTTCGTTTACATCTGTGCTGGCCAGGGCTCTCTTCTTCAGCTCTTCCTTCTTGCTCTCCAGCCTTGCCAGCTTCTTTTCGAATGTCGATTTAAACATTTGTTAACCTCCTATGATCTTTGTTTTTTCTTTCAAAAGTTCCAGTTCGTTGTTGCTGCCCGTCTCCACGGGTTTCGCCTGCTGCTGTCTCGCTTTCTCCAAAGCTGACCGGGCCGTCTCCACGGCCTCCTTGCTTCTGGCGTATATCTCAGTCGCCGCATAGGCCGGGAAAGTCACGGCCGACACTTCGACTACAGATCCGATTTCCGTTATTGTTCTTCTGGGATGGTCGCTTTCGAGGTCCTCCCATTCGTCTGCTTTGACCGAAAACATGAAGCTCATTCCGCTGATGTCTCCTCTTTCGATTGCCGAAACGAGGGCCCTGGCGGTGGCGTTGTTTTTCGTGTCAAGTTTCACCCACTCCAGGTTGAGTCCTCTTTCGTCCACGCTGAACTGCATTGTGTTTTTGCCGTTATTTCTCCGGCTGCGGGCGAGCGGGATCATGTCCGTGTCGTGGTTAACTAAAAACCGGACATCCGTGAGGTCTGTCCGGTCCAGTGCTCCCTGTGCTATTACTTCGTCGTAAAACCCGAGGTCTGTCTGCGAATTGTAAACGATCGGCCTTCCGGTTATTATCGCCTCGCCGTCGTCGCTTTCCGTTGCCCGGATCTCGAAATCATAAAACCTCTTTTCAAGTTCTGGCTTGCTCATCTTTTTCTCCTCCTCAAAGTGCGAATGCATATACTTCATACTGCCCGTCGTTCGGGACTATGAATATCTGCTCCGCATCGTTCTCTCCCCAGTAAACAGGCGGAATGTATGGGATTTTTTCCCCGTATTCGCTCACGCCTATGCTGGCGGGCAGAACGTAGCTCCCCAGCACGCTCACTTCAAACTGCTTCCCCTCGAGAACTGCTTCGTCTATTTCTGCCGCTGTTTCTGTCAGTTCGTAGTTCCCCTGTGTGCCTGTGATGTGGAGCGTGAACTTCTCCGCTGGCGTGCTTCCGCCTGCGACCTCGGTCACCTGTGCGATGCCCTCGCTTATCGTCTGGGCTGTCCAAGCCTGCCCACCGAGCTTTTCGTAGAGCCCTTTCAAAGCTTCAAGATTTGTCATGGTCTATTCCTCCTTTATGCCTGCGTTGCGGTCAGGATGTACTTCTGTGCGTAATATCTGTCAGCGTTCTGGTCGTAGGTAAAAATCACCTGCGACAGCCTGTTCTGGCTGTCAATATATGGTGCACAGGCGGGATTGCCGCCACTCGAAAACACACCGAGAACCTCGCCGTCAAAAGTGAGGTTCATGATTCGCTTTTCCCTGTTTAATTGCTCCCATACTTCTGCATTAACTTCGGTGCCTTCGAACGGTCTGACTTCTACCGACAATTCTCCTGTGGCTCCGCTGATAAAGAGATTGCCGTTGCCGCCTATTCGGAACTCGTACCCGTCAAGTTTTAGCACACCTGTTCGTTCTTTTAGCACGACCGCTATCATCTCGTTGTGTAAGCTTGTTAGCATTCCGAAGATATAGGTCTCTTTCGGGGCTCCGCCCTCGTCGTATTTGATTATGAACTGGGCGGGTATCTGTATTGCTCCCGTTTCGAGAAATACTGTGCCTCCCGAATTTTTTGCATCGTTGTATTCCGCAGGCGGAACAAGGTCGCTTATTGCCCCGTTGTTATTCGCCCCGTATGAAATCACGCAGGATTTCTTCGTCTGTGCGAGCGTTCCCTCTATGCTGTTCAGCTCGCCTCGAATCAATTCTGCGGCGTAGGCTACCATGCCCAACGCCATGACGGTCGTATCTGGCTTGATGTCCGTTTCTCGTTCGAGTAACTTGTTGTAGATTTGAACTATCGCTTCTGCGTTTGTCATGTCTTGTCACCTCATATTGCTATTATGGCGTTGTTGGCGTTCAAAGCGAGGAAGGCTTGCCAGTTTGAATTTGCCTTGCAAGAGTCAACCATGTTTGCGGGAACATGGATTGTCACTCCTGTTCCGTCTGCTGCTGCGTTGCTCCCTGTCCATGCACTTGTCGCTGGTCCAAAGGAGTTAGTCAATCCCTCAAGATAGATGTCTTTCAAACTTGTGCAATACTGAAAATCGTAGTTCGTAATCATATAACTTGCGAAATTCGTTGCCCTAACTGTTTCTAATTCTTTGCACTTCCAGAACACATACTGTCCCCCGAAATGATGCAGCGTTATATTCTTCAACCCTCGAGCCTCATAAAATGCCGAAGTCCCAGCGAAGGCATCGGGAGCATAGATTGTCTCGGGTAGATTTCTTTTTTCAAAAGCATACTGCCCTATGTTGGTAATCTTGCTCCAATCAAACGAAAATTGCGAAGCGTCGTTTCCCGCCGTGCCTCCGCCAAATGCGTATTCTTCGATTGCCGTTGCGTCAAGTGCTTTTATTTTCACATTCGGGAAGCGGTATGCAAAATATGTTGGAATTGTCGTAACCCCCGTGAGGTCGTATTCCTTGTCCACCCTGTTCGCAAAGTCAGCGATGTCGTTGCCACCGCCACCGCTGACATTTACTGTCACTTCGTTGTTCAAGGTCGTGTCGTATGTGCCGTTCTCCGTTATGCTTCTCGATGTCTGTGCTGTGAGGGAATACTCCCCACCGCTCTCCGTGACCACCTTGCCCACATCTTCGGGCTCGTAGTCGTTCTCGTGCGGAATGATTTTGCCTGCTATCTGTATATCAAAGTAGTTCATGCTTCTGCCCCCGTTTCGTGCCACTGCTGGTCTTCTGCGTCAAAGTAATAGAACTTGTTTGTGTCCACTTCCCAGACCACCGCTGTGTCCTCGATGCCCTCGGTTTCTTTCGTGTCGGTAGATTTACATCTGTAATCTGCCCCGTGTCCGTTTAATCGAAACATTTTAAAGCCCTCCTTCTTTCTGTTCGTCGATTATGTCTATGTTGACCTTCCCTGCCTGGTACTGGCTGGCCATGTCTGCGTCCACCCAGTTAAGGCTCATGAACCGTTTTCCCTCAAGCTCCGGCAGCGGCTTCAGCCCCAGGGCCACTCGCTTTTCGTTTTCGTAAAGGCCGCCGGTCGGGCTCAAGATGTTTATCATCTCCAGCGTCTGGGTCACCGTCATGAATATGAGGTCCCTCGGGTAAAACTGGATCCGGTTTCCGAACGCTCGTTCTCTCGGTGTGAATAGCTTCTTCGTGAAGGCCTGGCTCATCGCCTTTGCCAAAGGCTCCAGGACCTTCTGGTAGAACGCCTCGTAGGTCTCCTTGGTGTAGTCGCCTTTCAAAACGGAAAGCGGGACGCCCCAGTTCCGCAGGATCTTTTCGTCTATGAACCGCAGCGTGTTGTCGTCCACTAAAGCCACCTTGTGGTCTAATACCTGGATGTCGCTCTTCAGGTCCGTCGCCACGAAGCCGCTTTCATTCGTCTTCAGCTTCCGGTTCAATTCCTGCATGGCCGCTTCGGTCTTCCCGTCGTCCATTATGGTGTTGTAGTGAACTATTCCGTTCACCGCATAGCTCGCTTTCAGGGCTTTCGCCACTCCTCGCAGCAGGTCGTCGTTCAGCTGCAGGGTCTGTAGCAGTGCCCGGTTGTCCGGCTGCCCTGCTTCGTTCCCTCCCATGTACTGGTTCACGCTGTAGTTGTGCCGGATGTGTATGACCTCTGCGTATGGGATCGTGGAGCTCTGGCCGTTGGCGAACCAGAACTTTACGAAAAGCCGGCCGGCTCCGTCTTCTATGAAGTCCACATTGGTCGGCTGGATCGGGTAGAGCCCGTCGTACAGCCTCCGCTCCGCTCCGGTCTTCGGATCCTTCCAGACGCTGTAGGTCGGGATTATGAAGGCGTTGTAGTTCAAAAGCAACAGCCAGGTTACTTTCTCCAAAAACTCGACCGTCGTCATTAACTCATTCGGTTCGTCGAGGATGTCCTGGATGTTTCCTTCGACCGGCGTCGGGTCATTTCCTATCATCCGGATGTGCGTCGGGTTCAGCTTCTTCTCTTCATCTACGATGCACTTCAAAACCTGAACGACGACGTCGCTCGCATATATGTTCGTCCCGAACTGCGTATAAAACGGCATCCAGCCGTCCAGCGTCGGGGCTGGCTTGCTGTCCTTTGGCGGCCTTCTGAAAAGCCTATCAAACAGTCCCATTTATGTAATCCCTCCATTCACCGTTTTGAACTCCTCCCGGTATCTTCTGTATATCTCCTCGAGCATTATCAGGGTCACCGCTCCGTCTATCCTCTTGGCTTTTTGCCCCGTCGCTTTTACTGGCTGAATGTTGCCGTAGTTGTCGACCTGGCAGCAACAGTTCGCCAGGGTCCATCTGTCCATCTCGTTGTTTCCGTAGTTTATTACCCGGGCTTTCAGATCTGCCTCCGTCAGTTTCATGGCGGTGCTCAATGCCCGGCCCTGCCTCAACATCTCGGTCTCGAAGCCGTAGTCTTCGCACCGGTCCAGGAAGGTCTTGGCGTATCGCTGGTCGTATCCGATCTTGTATGGCTTCAGACCCCAGGCCTTGTACAGCTGCAGGAACCAGTCGGCCACTCCGGCGATGTCTATTTCGTTTCCCTCGTGGATCGTCAACAGCCCGGCCCTCGCCCACTCCTCGTATTTCGCTGCCTCTTTGTCGTCGCTGTCTTTCAGCTTGCTCTCCGGTATGAAATACTGCGTTAAAACGATCTTCTGTTTGCCATCTAAAATTAAGGCCTTGGCGTTTGCGAGGTCCGTCGTGGCCGCAAGGTCGACCGCTCCAAGGATGAACCTCCCCTTGTATTCCTTCAGATCCACCACCGGCGTTTCGTAGGCGTAGTCTTCCAACATCAGCCAGCTCGTGGCGTTGCTCTGCGGTATGTTGAAGTCCTTGGTTAGCAAATGGATCCGGGTAGCCTTATCGTATCGGGCCGCCTCCACATCTCTCCGGAGCTTGTCCGCTTTCTTCACTCCGTACCGGAGGGACGGATTCGCTTTTTCCCAGCTCGCTTCGTCCTGCCATATCTCCGCCTCGCTGTCCTGCTCAAATAAAAACGCCAGCAAATGTTCGTCATCGATCTCGCCCTGCAAAACTCTTTTTGCGTAGGCCAGCTTGTGGTCCAGGTAGCAGTCCCGGTGGAAGCCCTGGGTAGTGCAGTTTATGA